ATGATTTAAGAAAATCTTATTTAGCTAAAAAAGGAAAAAAACCTACACCTAAAAATATAAAAGTAGACTCTAGGTCTGCTAGGGAGAAAAAAGATGCTGCTGACTATAAAAAATTAGAGGTATTAAGAAAAAGATACTTAACTAATGTTAAAAAATCTGTAAGACCTAAAGCTAAAAAAATAAATAGTGTTAAAGAAATTGATACCGTAATTAAAGAAATAAAAAAACCAACAATTTCTATTGCGGTAGTTACTGTAGAACCTAAAAAAGGTGATGGTAAACTTGCAAGTGTAGTAAAAAGATCATCAGGTGTTTTTAAAAAGAAAAGAAAAATACCTGAAGGTAGGGGCATTAATAAAAAAGTACCTAAGAGCGTATCAAAAATGACACTTGCAGAAAAAGAATTTTACTTTAACATAAATAACAAAGATAATCCAAGTGTTAAAAGAGGAACTAAAAAATCTAGTGCAGGAACGTTTGTAACATATCCTCAATTTACTTTAGCTGAGTATTTAAAAATGTCAAAACGTGATAGGTATCTTGTAGGTCTACCAGAGACTGATGAAAGATTAAGTAGAAATAGTAGAAACATTTTAACTTTTACACCAATAAAAAATTAAAATAATGTTTATTGCTGTAATATTATATTGTTCTGTTATTACTGACCCTACTTCTTGCGATGTTATGATACGTAAGAACCATTTGTTTACTACAGAAATAGAATGTAAACAAGAAATAAAAAATGTAGCAGAAGGTTTACTTGTTACAGGTCACTACGTAAAAGCTAAATGTTTTGCATTTAACCCTTATGGAGAAACAACATGATCAAATACAAATGGATTTGGATAGGTTTAATACTTGCAGTGTTAGTGGGTATAATGGTATACGGTGCTAAACTACAGATGTGTACCCCTCCCTGTATCTAAATGAATAATAAACTTAGCCCACAACAAAAGTCTACTATGACTTGGAGGTGGACTGCATTAATAATATATCTATTAATATGTTTCTATGATTTTATGTTTGTACCTATATGGTACGGAATTAATAGACCAGACATATCACAGTTTATGGATATTATAAACTCTACTACTGAGCCAATGATTCAAATGGAACTGATGAAAAAGTTAACTGGGCAACATAATCCTTTTACTCTTATGGGTGGAGGATTGTTTCACCTAGCGTTTGGGGCCATACTTACTGGATCAGCCTTTGCTAAACACGAGGAATAGTAATGTCAAAACAACTACAAGCAGATAGCAAGTACGCAGTAGCTGACACTGATGGTGATGGCATTATTACTGATGAAGAGCTGGATAGACACGAGCGGTGGATACGTCTGGAGAATGAAGACAAGATGATGGATACGCAACGTACTATGGCTTGGTTAGCTATGGGTACAACCATTGTAACTGTAGTATTATTACTTACACCCATTATTAATATACCGCGTATGGAGTCTGCATCAGGGTTTCTTAATACCTTTCTTGTAGCACAGATGGGTGTTGTACTAGGTTTTATGGGTGCGTCAGCATTAAGTAAAACTAAAGCTAAAGGCTAGTATACAATGAGTATGAAAGAAGATTTAAAAACTAAGGACGCTAAAGAGTTTAAAAAAATACATGGCATGTCTAAGAAAAAAGCTAAAGAAACGTACCCTAACACAGCAGGCAAAGTAGCTACTCTTAATAAAGGTGGCTATGCAAAAGCTGGGGCATCGTATAAAGGTTAATAAAAATGCATAACGGGGTTGCATTAATATCTCTTTTATGTTATAACTAGATATGGTATAACTTACTTGTCAGACAACAGTACTGACTATATGTAAAAGGAGTTATACAATGATCAGAAATTTACTAACTAGATACCATAATTATATGGCTAATAGAACTGCATATTACCAACTAATGAATATGACAGAGAGACAACTACGAGATCTAGGAATATCCCGTGGTGAAATTAGAAGACTAACAGGATTTGGAGGACACTGAATGAGAAATTTATTTATAGCAGGAACTATAGTTGCTTTAACCGCAACTGCAGCACAGGCTGAGAGCGTATCAAGTGGCGGTATTATGTCTATGATTAAACCAGACACATCTATTGAGTATGGTATTAAAAGTAAAAAGTGGTCAGGTGACGTAGGTGCTACAGCTACACTAGGTAGAATATCTATTCGCCCAGCATTAGACTGGTCATATAGTAGTTCTTCTTTCAGCCTTGATAGCGCATCTGTAAAAAGCACTATGCCATTATTTGGTGGTCTTTCTACGTATTCAAAATTATCACTGGATAGTAAGTTTAAATATACAGACCTATCTATTGGTTTAGCATATACTTTTAAATAGGAGTAATAATAATGGACTGGATTAAAGGAAGACTTAAAGAACCTACAACATACCTTGCACTGGCAGTAGCTGGCGTAGGACTAGGCTTTGTACTCACTATGCCTCTCGTAACTTGGGCAGGTATTATATGTGGTATATTTGGTATTGTGTTAAAAGAAAAAGGTGGGGCATCATAATGTCCTACTTTAATCGCATACTACGAGCAATACTAAACATGCCTTGCAACTGTTGTGATAAATGTCAGTGCGGTAGCTAATGAAGGGTGTACCTCATTACTTTCGTGACGGCACAGAACATAAAGGTGCTACACATAAAATGCCTGATGGCTCATTGCACTCAGGCATGACGCATAATAAAACTAGCAAACGTCTGTATCATTATAAAGATTTGTCTAAGACAGCACAGGCTAAGGCTAGACCTAAGAAAGGCAAAAAATAATGTTTGGACTTGGTAGTATACTTGGCCCTGTAGCTGGACTTGCCAGTTCATGGATTGACGGCAAGACTGCTGTACAGAAAGCTAAGGCAACTAAAGATTTAAAGATTGCTACTGGTGACATTGACTGGGATCTGGAAGCGATGAAGGCAACACAAGCTTCATGGAAAGACGAATACTTGGTACTGCTTTTGTCAGGCCCATTTATACTAAGTTTCTGTGGAGACTGGGGGAGAGAGATAGCAGCAGCAGGTTTTACTGCACTTGATCTGGCTCCGTCGTGGTATAGCTACAGCTTAGGCGTAGTGATAGCTGCTTCTTTTGGTATAAAGTCTGCTACTAAATTCTTTGGTGGTAAGAAGTGATAACTAACTACAGTACGTGTCTAGCAATAATACTGGAACACGAGGGTGGCTTTGTAAATCATCCTGATGATCCCGGTGGTATAACTAATCATGGCGTCACTAAAAAAGTATACGATGCTTGGGTAGACAGAGAGACTACACCTAGAGAAATGCGTGACTTGACGCATGAAGATGTAGCACCTATCTATAAAAAGAACTATTGGAACAGAGCTAAATGTGATCAACTTCCTAGTGGGGTTGATCTTTCTGTATTTGACTGGGCTGTTAACTCAGGCGTATCACGATCTGCTAAAGCTTTACAACGCATAGTAGGCGTAGAGCAGGATGGTGGCATAGGCCCAATGACTGTATCGGCTGTCAATGATTTTGAACCAATAGATATAATAGAAAAAATGCACTACGCCCGTCAGAGTTTTTACGAAAAACTATCTACCTTTGACACATTTGGTAATGGTTGGACTAGACGTAATGATGAAACAAAAGAAAAAGCACTGGAGATGATGCATGGCTAGAGAATTAACAGAAAGACAGCAGAAGTTTTTATCTATGTTGTTTGACCAAGCAGGTGGAGATGTAGTTACTGCAAAGAAGCTGGCTGGATACTCCGATGCTACTAGTACTACTGAAGTTGTTAACTCTCTTAAAGAAGAGATACTGGAAAGTACCCAAAGTTTTATGGCTCGCAACGCCCCTAAAGCTGCAATGGCTATGGTTAGTGGTTTGTTTGATCCTACTGAGCTAGGCATAAGAGATAAGATGGCAGCAGCTAAGGAGTTGCTTGATCGTACTGGACTTGTTAAAACAGAGAAGCTACAAGTAGAAGCTAAGGGTGGCGTAATGTTAATGCCACCAAAAAATGCGGAAGATAATGACTAAACCATTAGGCAGATGGAAACTCCCACAGCCAACAGATATAAAAGAAGATAATGAGTGGGTAGCAATACCTAAAATTTCTCGTACCATACCTTTTGGTTATGAACTAGACGCAAAAGATAATGGAATACTAAACCCTATACCTGACCAACTAGACAAATTAGAAATAGCAAAAAGATATTTAAAACAATATTCGTATAGAGAAGTAGCTCAATGGCTGACTCGAAACACTAATAGATATATATCTCATGTAGGTTTAAGGAAACGTTTAGAGAATGAAAAAAGAAGAAACAACCAAGCTGCAAGCTTACGCAGATGGGCAGAGTATGCCCAAACGGCAATCAGCAAAGCGGAAAAAATTGAAACCCAAAGGCTCGGCTCAAAAGAAAGTTTCAGCGAAGAAGAAACTAGAACAGCCTAAAGTAATAGAGGTATCTAATCTTAACCCTATCGAGTCAATTGAAGAACAACATAATATTATATTTAAACCTAACGTGGGGCCTCAGACAGAGTTCCTTGCAGCAGGTGAAAGAGAAGTTCTTTATGGTGGTTCTGCAGGTGGCGGTAAAAGTTATGCCATGCTTGCCGACCCGTTACGGTATATGGGGCATCCTGCCTTTTCTGGGTTGTTGTTACGACATACTACAGAAGAGCTTAGAGAGCTTATATTTAAGTCTCAAGAGATGTATCCAAAGATTTGGCCCGGAATAAAGTGGTCAGAGAGAAAGATGCAGTGGGTCGCACCATCTGGTGCAAGACTGTGGATGTCATACCTCGACAGAGAGGATGATGCTTTGCGTTATCAGGGTCTGGCGTTTAGTTGGATAGGTTTTGACGAGTTAACACAATGGCCCACACCATTCGCATGGAACTATATGCGCTCTCGTCTACGATCCACTGCACCCGACTTACCAGTCTATATGAGGGCTACTACAAATCCGGGTGGTAGAGGACATCACTGGGTTAAAAAAATGTTTATTGATCCTTCTGCGGTAGATACTCCGTTTAATGCTACAGACATTGAAACAGGAGAAGATCTAAAGTACCCAGCAGGTCACGAAAAAGCTGGTAAAGCGTTATTTAAACGAAGGTTTATACCTGCAAGACTACGAGATAATCCATACTTAGCTGCACAGGGAGATTATGAAGCAATGCTTTTGTCTCTACCTGAACAGCAGCGTAGGCAGTTACTAGATGGCGATTGGGATATTAAAGAAGGTGCAGCATTTACAGAATTTGATAGGAATGTACATGTCATCGAACCCTTTGACATACCTAGTAACTGGGTTAAGTTTAGAGCATGCGACTACGGATACGGAAGTAAATCAGGTGTTGTATGGTTCGCTGTATCCCCAAATGAACAGCTTATTGTATATAGAGAGCTTTACGTAAGTAAAGTATTAGCTACTGATCTAGCAGATATGATACTAGAATTAGAAGTAGGTGATGGTGGAATGCGGTACGGAGTGCTAGATAGCTCTCTGTGGCACAAACGTGGCGATACAGGCCCCTCTTTAGCAGAACAGATGGTACAACGTGGCTGTAGATGGAGGCCCTCAGACAGGTCTAAAGGCTCACGTGTAGCAGGTAAGAATGAAGTACACAGAAGACTACAGATAGATGAGTACACAGAAGAATCACGAATGGTATTTTTTAGTAACTGTACTAATCTTATTTCACAGTTACCTGCGTTACCAATAGATAAAAGAAATCCAGAAGACATAGATACAACATCAGAAGACCACTTGTACGATGCATTAAGATATGGTATCATGTCAAGACCAAGATTTAGTATATTTGATTATGATGCAAACAATGCTAAAACTAATAGGATGGCTATAGCTGATACAACGTTTGGATATTAAAGGAAATTAAATGGCAGAAGATAACGAAGTATTCATTGAAGATGAAGTAGTTACTTTAGAAGACACAGAAGAGTCTACTATAGAAGACGCTGATGTATCTGCAATTATTCCATTTATTATGGAGCGATACAAAAGAGCAGATGATTACAGACAACAAGATGAACAACGCTGGTTAAGATCTTATCGTAACTACAGAGGTTTATATGGTTCAGATGTTCAATTTACTGAAGCAGAAAAGTCTCGTGTGTTTATTAAAGTTACTAAAACAAAAACGCTGGCTGCGTATGGACAAATTATTGATGTACTATTTGCCAATAATAAGTTTCCATTAACCGTTGACCCTACGGAGTTACCTGACGGAGTAGTAGCTAATGTAACTTTTGATCCTAAAGAACCAGAGCAATTACGAAGCTCTGATATGGACGAAGTAATAAGTCCTTAT